GAAGTCGTGATGGACGTGTGGGACCGCGCGGACGCAGCGAATGACCAGAGGTGGATCGATGACCGACTCCACGAAGAACAACTACGGAGGGAAACCGAGATGACAGAGAAGACGGTGACGGTAGTGCTGTCCGGTTGCGATGACGAGACGGAAGTCGAGGTGCCGGTGACTGGTGCGGAGTTCGAGTTCCTGAACAGGCTCTCGGGCATCGTGAACGCGGCCTCCGAGTATCAGTGCCAGCCAAAGCTACTCGTTGGTGATCGCAGTGAGTGACCGTATCGACCATGCCGCGGAGGCGTGGGAGTTTCAGCAGGCGTCGCAGCTTGTGGCTGGGGACTCGATGGAGGCGGCGACGTTGGCGGTGCGCCACGCACACGTGCATGCCGTCCTGGCCCTCGTGGAGCAGACCCGGATCGCCAACCTCATCGCCCTGTCGCAGGCGGAGGACGGCAACGGATGGATCTCGGAGCAGGCTATTGCCTCCGTGTTCCGAGAGCACTGGAACGACGAGACCGGGCAAGGGCACTGCACGATTGCGCCGGAGGTTGCGGCAGCGCTCGGGATCAAGACAGGAGAAGACGATGAGTAAGCCGGTAGGACACATCCGGGGCAAGCTTCTGTTTCAGATCGAAGGCGGTGAGCCGATCGAGATGGGGACAGTGAGCCTGCCGCTGGTCGCGACCCGAGTGTCACCGCCGAAGTCAGGCGTGATGACGTTCGGTCTCGGCGTGGATTTGGAAGGCGTTTCCCGCGACATCGCCGCGATATTCGATTCGAACGAGGTGACCGGAGATGAGTAAGCATATTGATTTCCGCATCTACGACGATGCGTCCAAGGTGCAAATCAAGATGACCGAGCGTGACGTGTACGGCCGGATTAGGAGCCACCGTACTCGCCAGTTCACGGTCTCTCGTGTCGAGTTCGAGGCTGCGCTTGCAGCGGCGAGCATCGAGATGCCGTGGAAGGCGGTGACCGGCGATGAGTGAGCAGAGTGTGCGTGACCTGATCGCGGAGGCCATCTACAAGTCGGACATCGAGGGGCTCCAGGACTTTGCGGTTGAGTGGAGCGTGCTGGCTACGCAGTCTCCGAGCATCGCGAAGTCGCGATACAGGGAGGCTGACGCGGTGCTTGCGGTGCTCGCTGACCCGCCCTCCGACGTGATCGAGGCCGGGGCGCGGGCACTGGCCGAGCTTGAGCCGGGCGAGGCGTGGCCCTCGAACTATGAGCTCGGAGGTGGCCCGACTGGCACTCGCGACGACGAGTATCGCAGCGAGATGCTCGACCAGGCTCGAATGGTGCTCCAAGCCGTGTTTGCCGTGGCGCCGAATGTCTCTGAAAAGACCTCGAATCAGGGTAAAACCCCTGGTCAGTCCACGGCGCCGAATATCGGCGAAAAGGCTGTGTTCGGGGGCGACCGTGACTGAGTACACGCCGACTGTTGATGAGGCGCGCACGAAATACGCCACCGGGGCGACCTGGCAGCACCAAAGTTTCTCGACGGCGGCCGAAGAGTTCGACCGCATGATCGCGGGGGTGCGTGCTGATGAGCGTGAGCGTTGCGCGCAGATCGCGGAATCGTCCACTCGACCGTTGCCTGGTCATGGCAGTTTCGGTGCGGGTTCGCGTTCGCAGTGGTATGCGAACGGTGTCACGGATGCGGCGGCCCGGATCCGAGGTGCGTCATGACTCGGGCACGCAAGAACGGCAAGGGCGAAGAAGCTTTCGGGCATGTGTCGCGGGCACACGTCCGCCAGTTCGGCTTTCGGTGGCGCGCGTACCGGGCTGGAAGCCACCAGGGCATGTGGTTCGGTACGCATGCTGAGGCGCTCGCGTACGCACTCGGAGAGGACAAGAACGATGAGGCGTGATGACCTACAGATCGCAGTCGAGGAAGCGCGGCGGTTCCTGGCACGTGCGGAGCTGCTGCTGAGCGCAGACCGCGATCCTGCCTATCCGTGGCTGTACGGGGAGCAGGCGGCGTCCGTGAAGCGGGCGTCAATGGATTTGACGAAGGCGCTACCGAATCTCAGGAGGAACCGATGACGAAGAGCAGTGACGAACGTCTCGTGGAGTTGCGGGCGGAGGCTGGAAGCCGAGCGACTCAGTACGCGCACTCGCTGGCGTCGGGCGAGTCCCGAGACGACGGCGGTGAAGACGTGCTGGACATGTCGATGCTGTGGTCGGGGCTCGCGGCCGCGTTGGACGAGATGGCCCGGTGGCGTGGCATGGCTGAGAACGATGCCGCGGTCGAGGCTGCGGCGCGTGGTAGGCGTGAAGCCGATATGGCCCAGTACGGCCACGAAATCTCGTGGGACGGCATGTTAGAGCGTTTCCGTGAGGCGTACCGCCGTGAATGCCGTACGGTGCTTGCCGCTGCGGTCGAGACGATCAAGGAGCAGGGCGCGTGAGCCGGAAGATCACTAGGTGGGAGAAGTTTCGAGACCGGCTCGCGAACCGGATCGCAAACTGGGCGCTCGTTCACATCGCGACGTGGGAGTACCAGAAGGCCGTGTGGTGGACAATGCGACTCGGTGACGAAGTGCTTAGAGAGAAGAGCTCCGTGAACAAGAAGGGGCAGGGCGGTGAGTAAGCGTGTGCAGAGCAACAGTGTGCAGCATCGTCAGGTCGCGCTCGACAAGCTCAACCAGGACGCGGTGATCTTGGATCAGCACGGACATGCGTGGCAGAACGGCGGCATCTACTGGTATCGCGCGTTCGACAGTGACCGGCATGAATCGAGTTTCAATCTGGCGCAGTTCGCGGGCGACTTCAAGGTGATCCACGGAGGGCAGGCCGGTGATTGAGCCGGTTGAGCCGCAGGAGGTATGGCCCTGGGCTATCTCCGAGGGCTGTGTCTGCCCGTGGTGCACGGAACGAGAGGAAGAAGACGATGGATCTTGATCAGGTACGCAGTGAGGGCGAGCGGCAGGCCGCGGGGTTGCATATCTCTGGGTGGCCGCGTCGGTATGAGGCGAAGTATCGGGCCGGGTTCTCGCTTGGGTTCGAGTGTGGCGCGCGCTGGCAGGCGGAGCGTGACGCCGAGCGCATCCGCGAACTGGAAGCCGAGGTGGAGCGGCAGCGACGCGAGTTCGATTGGCTGCATGAGAAAGCCGCACGAGCCGGGGCGAAGCTCACGTTGATTCAGCGCGAGGCGGAGAGATGGGCACACAATGACATGCGGGGCACGTCAGTGGGCTTCGTAAACCGACTGGATGGGCAACGCATCCTCACGATCCTGAACGGAGACGAGTGATGAACAGCCGAATCGTTTGGAGCGCCCCTAAGACAATGCCGAACTTGGGGGCGCTCTGTCGTTGGAGGCACGGGAAATCGCATCGGTGGAACTACGGCTATCTGGTGACGGATTCTCGCGGGATCACCTGGACGTTCAGCCACGAGGCGGGTGGAGTCGCGTCCGTGTGGATGGTCGCCCTCCCACGCTTTTTCGAGGTCGCTGTTATCGAGCAAACAACGGACGGAGACAACACATGAGGCTGCGCATCGAACTGGTTATCGAGACCGGCGACCCCGAGGTCGTGGAGTCCCGAGAGACCGACGTGTACACCGCGGCAGAACTCGCTGGTGATGCCCGTGACGAGACCGGAGCCGTACCGCTCGGCTTCCAGGCAGGAGGGGCAGCATGACCCTCGCTAGCTTCGTGCATGTCCTCGCGTTCCCTCACCAGGAGGAGGTGAAGGTCATTGACCGGGAGACGAACCGGCCAGAGACCCGCACCATCACCCGCAGGGCACTGCTGGACGACCTCGAAGACACCACGGGAGTCTCGACCGGCGGCGGGGGAAGTTCGGGCGGGAGTCGCGTCCTCGTCGACTCCGACGTCGTGAAGCTGAAAGCCGCGATCGCCGGCGACTTGCAACGCGACCTGCTGCGCCTCGGCGTCACGGCATTCAAGTTCGGGCCGCTCGCGAATCAACTCACCGCCTGGTATGCGAACTTCCAAGCGTCATTCCCGAACGGTGCCGAAGAGTATGCGTGGGCAGGGCAGCTCGAACGGTGGGAGGCGCAGATCCGGGCAGTGACGGAGCCGGTGAAGAAACGCGAAGTGCTCACCGCCTGCCCGATCTGCGGTGCCGCCGAAACGTATGTCGAGGATGAGCGTCGATCCATGCTCACGATCACGTACAGCGAGGATTCGCCGGCCGCGTCGACCGAGCTCGAATGCCAACGTTGCGGGGTGCTCGCGCAGGGTGTTGCGGCGGTCGCGGCGACACTCAAAATTGAGAAGGTTCGCAACACCCTCACGTGATCGTTTTCTGCTATCCTGTTCTCGACGGGCATTATTGTGTCCAGATCCAGAAGCCCCAGCCATTGCGGTTGGGGCTTCTGGCATTTTCCAGGCTTGGCGGCATCGGGTGGAACCGGTGGTCGAAGCACACGCGAGCGCAGCGTGGCCAAGGAAGCGCGCAACAACCGAACATGTGCACGTGGCCCCGGTGACGCATACGGGGCAAACACCGCTTCACTACCCTTCTCGAAGCACCTACCCCTCGAGGGGCGCGACTCGACAACGCGCACTGTCTCTCAGCACAGGGTGCATGCCGGTCTCCAAAACCGGCCGGCCGGGCTCGATACCTGGGAGAGGCGCAATGATCTGCGATGGGGCTGGAACTCCGGCCCTAGTCTCGGCCGAGCGCGCAGATCAGAAGACCAGGCGATAGCAGACATCCGCGACATCCTGACGACCTCCCCACTAGGCATAGGGTGCCAAGTGTGGGGTGAGGGTAGCGGCGCACGTAACAGCCCGAGTGGGGCGGCCTGGCACATCTTCCAAGACCGCAGGGAGCTCAGAATGCAGCGCAAAGAACTACCCGAGCCCGACGAGCACTGGGTGCGGGTCGGCCGTCGAATGTCGCGCTTCCTCTACGCGCTCGGCTACGAGACCATGTCGATTTCACCGGCCCGCGAACCGACCACCCCAGACATCACGGTGAACGTGCCAACCAAAGCAGTGTCGGACGAGACTGTCGCCAAGGCACTGACCCGCCTCGCCACCGTGCCCGATGGGGCATCAGGCCATTAGACCGCCCCGGCGTCAGGCCGTTGACAGCGCAACCGCCAGTACAGAGCGAGCCGACCGGGGCGCCTACACGCACTACATGTCGCAAGCCTCGGCTATATTCCGAAGCATGAGCCAGCACCTGAACATGTACAACCAGAAGGTTTGCCACGGATGCAAACCCTGCCAAGGCGGCGGCGCCAACATCGGCCGCACCTGGACCCTCATCGCCATCGGCCTCTGCACCGCAGGCATCGGCCTACTCTTCCTCCCGTTCTTCAAGAAATGTGTGTACTGCGGGCACAACAGTTGGTGGAACAAACACGCCGGCCCCGTACCGGCGACCCCTACCGGCAACTAGCCCCACCCTCCACAAACCCCACCCCTCACCCGAGGGCGTGGGGTTTCTCCACCCAGGGAGGCACGCGATGGCACGCGAATCCACACGCGAGTTCAAGCGACTCAGAGCAGCATTCAAATACGAATGCGCCCAAGCTGACGCCCCATGCTGGATGTGCGGCCTCCCAATCGACTACACCGCAGCGCACGACGCATACTCCAACGACGACAGGTTCGAGCTCGACCACTACTACCCGGTATCGGCCAGGCCAGAACTACAAGCCGACCGCGCAAACTTCCGCGCCTCGCACGCAGGATGCAACCGACAACGCGGCGACTCGACCGTCACCTCAACACTCATCGGCACACTCTCACGCGACTGGACAACACCACCGCGCCGCTGACACAGCGACGGTCAGAGCAGTCAACGCGAGCAGCGCGAACAATCACACAAGCGAGACGCGCAAACGTCACAGCAACGCGCACAACACCCAACAGCATCAAGCCAGCGCGATCACCGACGGCCGCCGGGGGTAGGGGAGTCTCGCGAATCGAACGAGATCGCCCGGCCCTCACCCCGCCGCCCTTCGGCCGCCGCGCGCTGATGTTTAAGGGGGGGGTCGCGCGCGGATAAGGAGTATGCCATGTCGCAGTTTCAAAAGTTGTCGGTCGTGGATGCGCTTGAGCGGTCGATCGCGAACGCGACGCATCTCCGCGCCGTGCATTCCGCGCATGTGGCTGCTGCTCGGGTGCTCGCGAAGCGCATTGACGACCTGAGCGATAACGGTTTCGTTGATGAGAACGGGAAGCTTGACAATGTGTCATTGCCTTCGTTCCTGAAGTACTTGGATGCGATGGGGATTAGTGCTGATCCTCCGGTGGCAATGAAGGCGGAGAAGACGCCGGCGACGCCGAAGGATCAGATCGCCGCAATGCGCAAGAAGTTGCAGGGCGCCGGATAGAATTAGAAGCGGCCCGAATAAGTGCGCCAACACTTACCGGGCCTAACCCAAACCTAAGTGAGTAGGAGGGCTGCGATGCAGTCTACGCGAACCTGTTCAGTCGATGGATGTGCCGGTGACGTTATCGCGCGCGGGTGGTGCAGCAAGCACTATCAGAAGTGGCGAAAGTACGGCGATCCGATGGAAGGCCGCGGTCAAGATTTTCGTAAGGCGGTTGATTTCGAGGACGGCACACGTCTTTGCAGTGGGTGCTACGAAAGACAGCCGCTCGAGGTATTCGACAAGGACCCAGGTGGCACACTTGGCAGAAAGTCTCGGTGCAAGGCTTGTAGGTCGGCTCAGATGAGAGCTTTGTACGCATCGAACCGCGAGGAGAAGCTTGCATCGGTTCGAGAGTATCGCAATGCGAATCGCGATGTTGTCCGCGAGTCTGACAGTCGTCGTTATGCCAGGCATCGCGAGAAACGAATTGCGCTTGCCACCGAGAGCGCGCATCTGCGCCGCTCTCGAATCTTGCAGAAAAGTAATGACCGGGGAATATCACGGCATTCACTGCGTAAGAGGCATGGCGATAATTGTTGCTATTGCGGCAGATCGATGTCTTTTAGGGCTGGCACGCGTGGCGTTTATAACCCTGGGCTGGCGACTATTGAACACATCGTTCCAATCAGCAAGGGCGGCTCTCACACATGGGGCAACGTGACACTGGCGTGCTGGGAATGCAATATTCGGCGCGGGAACAGGGATGCCCCTGCAACTTCAGGGGGTGCGCATGGCGGAGCCGACGCATGGCTTCACGGTGCCTCGGATTTGGACGAAGCCGCTTCGTGATCTGAACCGTTCGACCTCGCGTGGTTTCGAGGTGATCACGTTCGCCAAGGATGTTCTCGGCGTGACGTTGTTCCCGTGGCAAGAGTGGCTGCTCATCCACATGCTTGAGCTGAACGAGGACGGCACGCTGCGGTTTCCTCGCGTGCTGGTCATCGTTGGCCGACAGGCGGGCAAGACGTTGATGGCGGCGGTGCTCGCCGCGTTTTGGCTGTATGTCGATTCCGCGCGGTGGCCTGGGCAGCTTCGCGAAATGGACTTCACGATTGTTGGGTCTGCGCAGAAGCTCGACATTGCGATGAAGCCTTGGGAGAAGGTGCGCGCTTGGGCGTGCCCTGACGATCCGAAGGTGGGTGTGTTCCCTGAGCGGGTGCCGCTATTGCAGTCGGTGACGTATCCGCCGCGGATGATGTCGAGCGAGGTGTACATCCGCACGCATGGTGGTGCACGCTATCTGCCGCGCACGTTCAGCGCTGCTCGTGGCCAGTCTGCGGCTCGGTTGATTCTCGATGAGTTGCGGGAGCAGTACGACTTCACCGGATGGTCAGCGATTGAGAAGTCAGCGAATGCGATGTTTGATTCGCAGCTGGTGGCGTTCTCGAATGCTGGGACGGCGAAGTCGAAGGTGCTCGAGTCAGTGCGTTCGATCGCGCATCAAGGTGTGGATGACCCTGACACGGTGTGGTTTGTGGCGGAGTGGTCGGCGGAGCCGGATGCCGCGCTCGACGATCCGATTGCGTTTGCGCAGGCGAACCCGTCCGCCGGCTATTTGCCTGGGCAGACGATCCAGGGATTGATTTCGGCTGCTGCTGAGGCACCGGATGAGTCGGTTGAGCGCATCGAGGTACTCGGTCAGTGGATTACTGCTCAGACGCACCCGCTCATTCCTACTGGCGCGTGGCTCGATTGCACCGATGAGGGGTCGCAGATCATGCCAGGTAGTGAGATGGCGCTCGCGGTCGATGTCGACTGGGATCGTAAGTATGCGGCCGTAGCGGTTGCAGGCTGGCGGGCTGATGGTCTCCCTCACGTGGAGGCGATCGCGCATCGGGCCGGGATCATGTGGACGGTGCCGTTTATTCGTGAGGTCGCTGAAGCGCAGGGTATTCGCCGGGTTGCGGTGAGGTCTCGGGGTGCGGCGGCGTCCGAGCTCGTCGGGCCGCTCCGGGATGCTGGCCTCGAGGTTGGGGAGGTTGCGGGGCCGGCTGATGGTCAAGCGGCTGGGCAGCTTCGTGACGATGTTCTAGCGGGCAAGGTAAGGCATCGCGGGCAGCAGCCGGTGAATGATGCGTTTGCGGCGTGTGAGCCGTCGACCGTGGGCGGTGTTGAGGTGTTTGAGCGGCGTGGTGCCGCGCTCTCGACGTCGCCGGGTATCGCCTGCGCGTACGCGCTGTGGGCGTTACGGAATCAGAGCGGCGCTCCGCCGCTATCGGCGTACGAACCGGACGAGCCGGACGGTGAACCTGGCGTGCCGTGGTGGCGGAAGGGGTGAGCGTGAACATCATCGAACGATTCGGGCGTATGCTCTCGACTCGCACAGCAGGCAAGATTGAGGGAGTCTCGCCGTATGGGCAGCAGCTGCAGCTGGTGTCGTATATGCGCGGTGAGGGCGAAGTTGAGTCGGTCGGCTCATGGCCGGTGGCGCGCCTGTGGCGTACGCAACCGCATCTGCGCACGGTCGTGGATCTGATCTCGCAGCAGGTCGCTGCGCTCGGCCTTCACGTGTACCGATTCGATGGTGACGGTGGCCGTGAGCGGGTCCGCGACTCGGCGCTGCAGTCGCTGCTGGAGATGCCGAACCGGGAACAGACCGGCGTCGAGTTCATTTACTCGCTCGTGACGCAGCTGTCGCTTTATGACGATGCGTTCGTGTACGTCGCATTCAACGGTGACGGAAAGCTGCAGGCTCGGGTTGTGCCCGCGACGTGGGTGACGCTCGAGGTCAACGAGTCCAAGACCGAGGTGCTCGGCTACATCGTGAACGGTGTCCGGTTGAACCGGAACGACATCGTCCGATTCCCTGGCGGCACGCCGGATGAGCCGACGCAGTCGGCGTCGCCTGTGGAGACGCTGCGCACGATCCTCGACTCGGAGAACGCGACGCATGCGCGCCGCCGCAACATCCTCACTCGCGGGCCTCG